TACGCCCGCGCTGCGTTCGGATTGGGCGATAAGAAACTGCCGGTGGCGGTCATATTCTTCAATTCTTTCTATCGATTCGCGCAAACTCATTTTCCCGCCTCCTTCTTCCGTTTCAACTCGTCCGACGCCAACAGGAGGTGCATTGCTGACAATATCGGCAGCGGTATTTTCCGGTTCGATTAGAAACTGGCGGTATTGCGCGTAATCGTCCCATTTTGCTTTTTCTTCCTGCAAAGAAGCGCGAGCGGGGGCGAGGGCGGCGGTGAGAATTGCCGCGAGTATGAGGGGCAGGCGTGTTTTTCTCATGGCTTTCTCCTAATAAAACAGGGTGCTGACCCAAAAAACGCGGCCGATGATTTGGATGTCTTCAAGGCTGGCGGTTTCTTCGGGGTGTTCTTCTTCGTTGTGGCTGCGGATGCGGACTCTGCCGCCGGGGAGTTTGTACAGATATTTGACGCGGTAGAGGCCGCCCTGGACAAAGGCGTAGATGTCGCCGTCTTTGATGGTGTTGCGGCCTTTGTCTACGGCGATGGTTGCGCCGTCGGGGATTCGCGGCCACATGCTGTCGCCTTCAAGGGTGCAGCAGAAGACGTTTTCTATCTGTACGCCCAAGCGGCGCAGGGTGGATTTGCCGAAAGGCAGGCGGAAGTTGTTGTAATCGCTGCCCTCTTCGCAACCTGCGCCGCCGATAAAGGCAAAGTCTTTAAGAAAAGGGGCGAAGGCGTAGTCTTCCTCGGGTAGGGGGTCGTTGCTTGACCAGAAGTGCAACGGCGGCGCGGGCGACGCATTGGCTTCGACTGGGCGCGGGTGCATTTCGCCGATTCCCGTTTCCAGCCATTCCGGCGAAACGTCCAATGCGCGAGCTATGGCGATCAGCCCAGATGTTTCTTTATTTCTTCCTGATTCAACTGCGGCAATCGCAGACTGCGATTTTCCAACGGCTTTAGCCAAGGCCGCCTGCGTCAATCCTTTTTCTTGTCTGGCTTTAACCATTCTTTCTTTCAAAGTACTCATTTAATCACCTTTCTAATCAATAAGAACAATTGTACTTGGCAATTCTAGTATTTTGATACTTTACAATAAAGTACGAATGTACTTATAATTGCGGAAATTATTTTATGTTTGTATGCCATGACTCCTGAAAAAATTGTTATCTCTTTAAAAGAAAAGGGATTATCGACATCGCAAATTTCCCGTTTTGTCGGCTGCACAAATGAGTATGTAAACAAAATAGGAAATGGAACACGGAAAAAACCTAACTACATTGTGGTAGACAGGTTGCGCGAACTTTTGGATCGGCCTGAACTGGCACGAGATTTGGCCTGAATTGAAGGAGGTGAGTTGAAATGAAACGCAAGAAAAACAAAGCCTTGTCGAAGAAGGATAAGGCGGGCTACCAAATACGGCGGTATGGGTAGAAGGGTTTTATTTGGCTATGCAGGTATCGGCCTTTGGACGGGGCATGCAGCAATTCGTCATAGACGGTTTGCGGCACGCCTTCGTAACGGTAAAGGCTGCCGTTTTTAAAACGGATTTCCAAGATGCCGTTTTCGTAAGCAACGGAGGATAGGTTTGATGACAAGACAGGATGATGGTGCATTTGCCGTGCCTTTCGGGCAGATGGATGAGGCGGAAATTATAGCCCATTTCAAACGCTACGGATTCACGGACGAGCTGGGGCATGCGCTTGAGTTGTGCGCGGATTTTTTGGAGTTGGTGGAGCTGGCCGCCGGGCGCGGCGGTGTGAAGGAGGATTGAGATGGAAACAGGAATTTTGGAACAAGACCGTAACGGGATTGTGGAGGCGTTGCTGCGTTTGGCGGCGGAACATCCGGCTGCGGATGTGGAGTTCACCGCGCTGCGTTTGTGCCGCGCGGTGTCTGCGGTGCGCCGTTATGACGATGCGCTGTGTTCTACGGAAGGCGCATCACCGGATGCGGCAGCAGGGGCAACAAGGCTTGATGTTCCGAGATAGGCAAAAAGAAGCCCCTGTTTGGGCAGGGGCGTTGGAGGTTTTTTTGTGAAAAACATTAAATCAACGGAGCAGATTATGCCACTGAAACCTTTGAAAGACAACAGCCAGTGCGCCCGATTGCTGGCGCATTTCAAAGCGGGCGGCACGGTGACGAGCTATGAGGCTTACGCCAAGTTCGGCATCACCCAGCTTGCCGCGCGGATTACGGATTTGGAGGCGCGGGGGATTGTGATTGAGCGCGCCAACGAAGAAACCGACGGCGCACGCTATGTGCGCTATTCGATGGGAGGTGCGGCATGAGCGTGAAGCTGATGTCTAAGGCTTGGGATATGGATTTGCCATGCGGGCAGAAATTTGTGCTGCTGGCCTTGTGCGACCATGCCAATGACGACGGTCTGTGCTATCCGGGGCAGAGCCGTTTGGCAGACAAGTGCGGCATGTCGCCGCGTACGGTATCGAGCCATATCGACTGGCTGGAAAAGCGCGGCCTGATTCGCAAAGAGCGCAGGCAGAACACGCAGCGGCGCAAATCGGATTTGTACCACATCTGTTTGGACGGCTATGCACATGCAAATTCTGCACATGCAAATTCTGCACATGCAGAATTTTCCCCCGAACATGCAAATTTTGCAGGTTCGGAACATGCAAATTTTGCAGGTTCGTATAAGGAAGAACCGTCAGAAACCTTTAACCGTCAGATAGAACTGTCAGGGTATTGCACAGCACCGCAAACCGCAGCCGACACCCCCTCTTGCGGCTTCGCAAGCGAACCCGCACCCCGTTCGGATTTTGCGGGCAACGGTTTTGCCAACCCGTCTGCAGGCCGAGCCGTGCAGAAACAGGCGGAAATCCTGCCTGCCGAACCCGTCCGTCCCGCAAGGCCGTCTGAAAACCCTGCCGCCCCCGAAGACGCAAGCGCGGCCAACCGTGCCGTGTGGGCGGCTTACCGCCAAGCCTACCTTGACCGCTACGGGGTAGAACCGCTGCGCAATGCGAAGGTGAACGGGCAGATTGCGCAGTTTGTCCGCACCGTGGGGGCGCAGGACGCACCCAAGCTGGCGGCGTTCTACCCGTGGCACAACGGCGGTTTCTTCGTGCAGCGGCGGCACGACTTCGGCCTCTTGCTGCAATCGGCGCAGCAAATCCGCACCGACTGGCTGCGCGGCGAGCAGATGACGGCCACGGCGGCGCGGCAGGCGGAAAAGACACAGGCGAACTTGGAAAGCCACAAGGGCGCGTTGGAAATTTTGAAAAACAAGGGAGTGATTTGACATGGGAAACGCCAACCTTGCCGAACGTGCGGCAAAAATCGACGAAGCCCTGACCGTGTGTTGCGAGCTGACCGGCACCGAGCTTTCCGCCCGCGCCAAGGCGGCGATGATCGAAGATTTGCTGGGATACGACACCGGCGCGGTGCTCTGTGCGCTGAACCGCTGCCGCCGCGAACTGACCGGCCGCCTTACCCTTGCCGCCATCCTGCAACGGCTGGACACCGGCCTACCCTCGGCAGACGAAGCCTTCGGCCTGCTGGCGGAGGGCTGGCGCAACGAAGCTCTGACTGTCGTCGTTCCCGAAATCGCCATGCAGGCGGCGGGAATGGGGGCGTTCGGACTGTTTCAGGCAGGCGACAAAACGGGCGCGCGGATGGCCTTCCGCGAAGCCTACGTCCGACTGGCGGCTGACGTACGCGAAGCACGCTGGACGGTGAGCGCGGGGAGCGACCGCGAACAGCGCACGCGGGCGGTGGAAGCGGCGGTGCGCGATGGCAGGCTGGATGCGCACCGCGCCGCCGCCTATCTGCCCTCCGAGGCGGCGGAAGCGCGGCTGCGTTTGGAAAACCGCCCGCTGCTGCCGCACGAAATCGAGGCGGGACGGGCGCACTCGGCACGGCTGCTTGCGCTGCTGGCCGACAAGATCGGACGGATGCAGTGAAGTGCCTGCACTGCGCCCACGCCGATTTTCGCGCGGCGGCGGAACGGGGGCTTGAAGGGTTTTTGGTGTGCACCGTGTCGCGCGAACAAGTGTGGCGCGCACTGAATCCGCAGACGGAATGCGAGAACGGCCGCTTTCAGACGGCCTCGGCGGAGATTGTGCAGAAGCGGGTTGCGTGGTTGGACAGGATACGGCTGACGAAGCATAACGGTTTGGGTGACGGTTGAGGCCGTCTGAAAAAGGAAGTTGAGATGAGATTTTATGAAGGATGGGATTTTGTCGTTTGGAACGGCAGATTTATCAAACCATGGAGCGGCAAATGCTCTGAAAACAGAGGATTTTTGAGATGAAACAGCAATCGGACAGCCTGTTAATCCGCATCAACGGCATGCCGCAGGGCAAAGCGCGTCCGCGCTTTACCAAGGGCGGCAGAGCCTACACGCCGCAGAAGACGCGCCGCTACGAAGAAGCCGTGCGCGAGGCGGCCTTGTTGGCGGCGCAGGCGCAGGGCTTTGCCAAACACGATAAGGACACGCCGCTGGAAGCCTGCGTGACGGCATGGTTTCCCGTTCCCGCCTCATGGCCGAAGAAGAAACGCGCCGCCGCGCTGTCGGGCGCGCTGTATCCCACCGGCAAGCCCGACGCCGACAACATCGCCAAAGCGGTGCTGGACGCGGCCAACGGCATTGCCTTTCACGACGACAGGCAAATCGTGTCCCTTACCGTACGCAAGCGCTACACCTTCCGCGACGACGACAGTCCGCGCGTGGTGGTGCACATTGCGCCGATGAAAACCTTTGCGCAGTTGCGCGAAGAGGCGGTTTCAGACGGCCAAAACCTTTCAGACGGCCTCAAAGACGGAGACGGCAGCCATGATTGAAGCCGCCGTTATCCGCACCCCTGCCGGTACGCTGGCCGCCGCCACCGCCGCCGACGCCGAAATTCTGCGCGGCTTACAGGCGGGCAAAGCCTACCGCGTCAAAGTCACGCAGATGAGCAGCCGCAGCCTGCGCCATCACCGCCTGTTTTTCGGCGGGCTGCTGCCGCTGGCCTACGAGTATTGGCAGCCGACAGGTGGGCTGGTAACGCAGGGCGAGCGGGCGATGGTGCAGCGTTTCGCCCAACGCTTGGAAGCGATGCACGAAAGCGGCGGGCTGTTTCTCGAGTTTGCCGAGGAGTTTGTTTTGGCTGTGGCGAAAAAGCGCGGCGAAAAGGTGGGTGCGGTGTTGCAGAGCATGGAGGCGTTCCGCAAATGGCTGACGGTGGAGGCGGGCTATTACGACGTCTACGAAACGCCCGCAGGCATCCGCAAAGAGGCCAAGAGCATCAGTTTTGCCCAAATGGATCAGGAGGCGTTCAACGAGTTTTACCGCGCCTGCTTCCAAGTGGCGTGGAACATGATGCTTTCGACCAAGTTTGAGAACCAAGAAGCCGCATTAAGGGCGGCGGAAGAAATGATGGAGATGGGTACATGAGCAAAATCAGAGCATCCGCACGCGGCGAGCAATGCACGGTCAGACTGCCGGGCGTTTGTAATCACAATCCCGAAACCGTCGTCTTGGCGCACTACCGTTTACCGGGCCACTGCGGCACGGGCATCAAACCGCCCGACTTCATGGGCGCGTATGCGTGCAGCGCGTGCCACGACGAGGCCGACCGGCGCACGCGGCATTTGGAGGCGGATTTTGTTCAGACGGCCTTTGCCGAAGGGGTGATGCGGACGATGGTGCGGCTGGCGGAAAAGGGTTTGCTACTGGAGGGGTAATCATGAGTGAGGTGAGCAGGTACGGGCGGGTATTCGGGGAGCGGCATCCGGTGGCGAAGTTGTCGGATGAGGATGTGGGGCGGATTCGGGCGTTGAATGCGCGGGGGGTGTCGTATGCCGATTTGGCGGAAGCCTTCGGGTTGAGTGTGTCGGCGGTGGGGAAGATTTGCCGTTTCGAGCGGCGGTATGTGATTACGGCAAAGTGGAGGGATTGCGATGCTGACGGATAAGCAGGCGCGTTTTGTGGATGAGTATTTGGTGGATTTGAATGCGACGCAGGCGGCTGTCCGGGCGGGATACAGTGCGAAGACGGCATCTGTGATAGGTGCGGAGAACCTTGCAAAACCTAATATTCAAAAAGCGATTCAGGCGCGGCAGGAGGAATTAAAAATTAAAACGGAAATTACGCAGGAGTGGGTGGTGGAGCGTTACCGGCGGATTGTGGAGGGTTGCGACAAGCGGCTTTTTTTTAGGGATGACGGGTCTGTGAAGCCGCCTTCGGAGTGGTCGGCGGAGATGGGTTTGGCCGTGGCGGCCTTCGAGGTGGAGGAGTTGGGCGACGAGGGTTTGTCGGTGTCAGTATCCAAGCTGCGTTTTCAGGATGCGCGGGCGGCTTTGGATTCGCTGGCGCGGCATTTGGGGATGTTCAAAGACAAAGTGGAGGTGTCGGTGGACGAGTCGTTGGCCGAGCGTTTGGCGCGGGCAAAGGAGCGTTTGGATGGATGATGTAGTGGTGGAGGCGGCGGCCTTGTGCCGTTACGACCCTTTGGCTTGGGCGCGCTTTGCGTTTGATTGGGGCTATGGGGAATTGGACGGCTATGCGGGGCCGAGGGCTTGGCAGGCGGAAGCGTTTGCTGAAATCGCGGCGCATCTGAAAAATCCCGAAACGCGCCATATGCCGCTGATGCTGGCGCGGGCTTCGGGGCACGGTATCGGCAAATCGGCCTTTATCGGCATGCTGATTAACTGGGCGTTGAGTACTTGCGAGGATTGCAAGGTGGTGGTAACGGCCAATACGGACAGCCAGTTGCGCACGAAAACGGCACCAGAGGTCGGCAAGTGGATGCGGTTGGGCATCACGCGGGAGTGGTTCGATGTGTCGGCAACGTGTATCGCGTCGCGCGACAAGGCCAATGCGCGGACGTGGCGGGCGGACTTTGTACCGTGGTCGGAACACAATACGGAGGCATTCGCGGGCTTGCACAATAAGGGGAAGAGGATTGTGCTGGTGTTTGACGAGGCTTCGGCGATTGCGGACAAGGTGTGGGAGGTGGCGGAGGGTGCGCTGACGGATGAGGAGACGGAGATTATTTGGGTGGCGTTCGGCAATCCTACGAGGAATACGGGGCGTTTTCGGGAGTGTTTCCGCCGCTATAAGCACCGCTGGAATCACGGGCAAATTGACAGCCGCGATGTGGAGGGGACGAACAAGGCGCAGATGGCGAAGTGGGCGGAGGACTACGGGGAGGAAAGCGACTTCTTCAAAGTGCGCGTGCGCGGGATGTTCCCAAGCATGAGCGCGCGCCAGTTTATCGGCGAGGCTGATGTGGCGGCGGCCTACGGGCGGCATGTTCCGCCGGAGCAGTATGCTTTCGCGCCGAAGATTATTACGGTTGACCCTGCGTGGGAGGGGGACGACGAGTTTGTGATCGGGATGCGGCAGGGCTTGGTGTTCAGGATTTTGGCGACGTTTGCCAAGAACGACAATGATTTGATTGCTGCGCGGCGCATTGCCGACCTGCAAGACGAACACAAAGCCGACGCGGTGTTTATCGATGCAGGCTTCGGCACGGGCATCAAGTCGGCGGGCGAGGGCTTGGGCAGATATTGGACGCTGGTTTGGTTTGCGGAAAAGTCACAGGACGCAGGCTGCCTGAACAAGCGCGCGGAAATGTGGAAGGCGGCGCGCGACTGGCTGAAAGACGGCGGGGCGATTCCCGACGACCCGACTCTGCGCGATGAGTTGCAAGCCCCTGAAATTGTGCCGAGGGCGGACGGGAAAATCCAGATAGAAAGTAAGAAGGATATGAAGGCGCGGGGTGTGCCTTCGCCGAACAGGGCGGATGCGCTGGTGCTGTCGTTTGCGTTTCCGGTGTTGCCGCGCGGGACGGGCGGTGCGGATGCGGCGCGGGCGCGTCGGGAGTACCATCCGTTTTAATGATTTTGTTTTGTTTTAAATCAATGGATTATGTTTTTCTGCGGGGAATGTACCCGTGATAAATTTTGGTCGGGGATAGGATGGCTTTGGTAATGGTAAGCCGTCTGAAAGGTGTGTGATGTTGGAAATTAAAGCGGTGCGGGTGTCGGAGTGGTTCGGGCAGGCGCAGGCGTTGGCGCGGGAACACTGGCAGGAGACGGAGGCGGGCTTTTCGGATGTGCCGCCCGACTTGGATTTGGATGTGTACCGGGCGATGGAGGATGCGGGAAATGCCGTGGCGTTTGCGGCGTTTTCAGACGGCCTGTTGGCGGGTTATGTGTCGGGCTTTGTTGTCCGGCATACGCATTATGCGTTTTTGGTGGGGCAGCATGATTTGCTGTTTGTGTTGCCGCAGTTTCGCAAGGGTCGCACGGGCTTGCGCCTGATGGCGGCCTTCGAGGCGGCGGCGAAGGAGAAGGGGGCAGGGTGTGTGTTGTATCACGCCAAGCCGGACAGTGTTTTTGCGCGGTTGTTGGAGAGGACGGGCGCGCGTTGTGAAGAGTGTGTTTTTTGTAAAGGAGTATGACTATGCCAGCAGCACCGGTTATCACGGCGGTTGCCGCCGCAGTGGGTACGGCAGCCAGTATTGTGCAGGGGAACAAGCAGGAGAAGGCGCAGCGGCAGGCGGCGCAGCAGCAGAAGGCGGCGGCGGACAGGCAGGCGGCGCAGGCAGATCAGGATTTCAACCGCGCCAATCAGAAGCAGCCGGATTCTGTGGGGATTCTGGCGGCGCAGAAGCTGGCGGCGCAGGGCGGGGCGGGTTCGACGTTTTTGACGCAGGGCGAGACGAAGCCGGTATTGGGCAAAAACACGCTGCTGGGGGGTTGAGATGGACGGGGCTCTTCGGCGGCATGTGCTGCGGCGTTGGGGCACGCTGAAAAGCGAGCGTTCGGAGTGGGACGGCCATTGGCGGGAGATTGCGGAGAATGTGTTGCCGCGTTCTTCGCGCTTTTCGCCGCAGGATAGGAACAGGCTGCGCCGCCACAAAATCTACGACAACACGGCGATGCGCGCGCTGGATGTATTGTCGGCGGGGCTGATGGGCGGGCTGACTTCGCCTTCGCGGCCGTGGTTTCGGCTGGCGGTGGAGGATGAGGCTTTGAACTCGGTGCATGCGGTGAAGGTGTGGCTCTCGGAGGTGGAGCGGTTGATGCTGGCGGTGTTCGCGCGGTCTAACGTGTACGGTGCGCTGCATTCGGTTTATGAGGAACTTGGCGCGTTCGGTACGGCGGCGGTGTTGGTGCTGCCGGATTTCGACGATGTTGTGCGCTGTTATCCGCTGACGGCGGGGGAGTTTGCGCTGGCGGTGAATTACCGGGGCGAGCCGGACACGCTGTACCGTGAGTTCGAGCTGACGGTGGGCGCGCTGGTGGATGAGTTCGGCTTGGAGGCGGTGAGCCGTTCGGCGCGGGAGCTGTACGAGCGCGGGGCGTATGACACGGCGGTTACGGTGCTGCATGCCATCGAGCCGCGCCGCAAGCGGGACGGGGAGAAGCGGGACGGGAAGAATATGCCGTTTGCTTCGGTGTATCTGGAATTGGGGGCGCAGGATGACAAGGTGCTGCGCGAGGGCGGTTTCACGCGCTTTCCGGTACTCGCGCCGCGCTGGGCGGTGTCGGGCAATGATGTGTACGGCCACTCCCCGGCGATGAAGGCTTTGGGAGATGTGCTGCAACTGCAAAGCGAGCAGTTGCGCAAGTCGGCGGCCATCGATTACCAGACCAACCCGCCTTTAGTGGTGCCCAACAGCATGCGGGGGCGGGACGACTTCCTGCCGGGCGGGATTTCGTATTTCGACGGGCAGGATGTGGTGCGTTCGGCTTTCGAGGTGCGTTTGGATTTGAACGCACTGCTGACGGACATTGAGGATGTGCGGCGGCGGATTCAGGCGGCCTTTTACGCGGATTTGTTCCTGATGCTCTCGGGGGCGAACCAGCCGAATATGACGGCGACGGAAGTGGCGGAGCGGCATGAGGAGAAGATGCTGATGCTGGGGCCGGTGTTGGAGCGTTTGCAGAACGAGTTAATCGACCCGCTGATTGCGCTGACCTTCGCGGCGATGGATGAAGCTGGGCTTGTGCCGCCGCCGCCCGAGGAGTTGCAGGGGCAGCCTTTGAATGTGGTGCTGCTTTCGATTCTGGCGCAGGCGCAGAAGGCGGTCGGCGTGAACAGCATCGACCGCTTTGTGGCGGCGGTGTCTTCGGTGTCGCAGGTGAAACCGGAGGTGCTGGATGTGTTTGATGCGGACGCGTGGGCGCAGTATTACGCGGACGCGCTGGGGGTTGAGCCGAAGCTGCTGGCGAACCCGCAGGCGGTGCAGGCGTTGCGCGAGCAGCGGGCGCAGGCGCAACAGGTGCAGCAGCAGGCGGCTTTGGCGCAGCAGGGGGCGGATGTGGCGCACTCGCTGGCGCAGGCGCAGGCTTTGAACGGAGGAGTGTGAGATGACGCAGTCGGGCAGCAGTTCTAAAGGGGCGGCCTACGCCGGTTTGGCAACGCAGCTTTTCGGTTTGGCCGGGCAGGTGGCGGGCAGTTTCTATTCAGCCAAGTCGCAGCGCACGCAGGCGGATTTGCAGGCGTATCTGGCGCAGCACAATGCGCGGATGTCGGAATTGGCGGCCAAACAGTCGCTGGCGGCCGGGCAGAAGCGGGCTGGGCAGCGTTCCTTGCAGGCGGGCTACGCCATCTCGCAGCAGAAGGCGCAGCAGGCGGCGGCAGGGGTGGATTTGTCGGTGGGCTCGGCGGCGGAGACGCGGGCTGGGACGGAGTTTTTCAAAGAAGCGGATTTACAGCAGATTGAAGCAAACGCGCTGATGGAGGCTTGGGGCTATCGTTCGCAGGCGGCGGATTACGAGGGGCAGGCGGCGATGGCGCGGGCGACGCGCCCGCAGCCTGCTTTCGCGGCGGGGATGACTTTGCTGAACGGCGCGGGGCAGGTGGCGCAAAGCTGGTACGCGTTATCGAAAAGCGGCGCGTTGCAGGGCAGGCCGTCTGAAAAGCGGACGGGGGATGACCCGATTTACGGTCTGTATATGCTGAACGGAGGCTGGAAAAAATGAGGCAGGACAATTTCGAGGTGTTGCCCGTGGCGTTTTCGGGGGTGCGCTTTAATGCGCCGCATGTGGGCGACGCGGGGGCGCAGACTTCCGCTTTCGGGTCGGCGGCAACGGGGGTCGGCGGGCAGTTGTCGGATTTTGCTTTGCAGATTACGAAGGAAATCAATGAGACGCGCACAGAGGATGCGCGCAATCAGTTGTCGGCCTTTGCGGACGAGTTGCGCCACGACCCGGAAAAGGGTTTGTTCAACCAACACGGGTTGCGGGCGTTGCAGCGCGACAGCGGGATGGCTTTGCCGGATGAGTACGGCAAGGCTTTTCGCGACCGGTTTGAGGAGATTTCGGCGGGCTTGGGTAATGACGAGCAGCGGCGGATGCTGCAAAAGTCGTTTCTGGCAATGGAGGCGGATTTGCGCGGGGCGGCGATGGCGCATTTGTCCAAGCAGTTTAAGACGTATCAGGCGGAAACCAATGCGGCGACGGTGCAGAACAGGGGCAACGGGATTGCGGCGAACTGGCGCGATGATGCTGCGTTGGACGAAAACGCGCGGGGTTTGCACGAGGCGGTGTTGAAGTCGGCCGTGCTTAACGGTTGGGGCGAAGAGAAGACGCTGTCGGAGCTGACGGCTGCGGGTTCGCGCTTTTTCGGGCAGGCGGTGATGGGTGCACTGGACGCCAACGATACGGCGCGGGCGCAGGCTTTGTTGGAGCGTTTCCGCCCGGCAATGGACGCGGAGACGGCGGCGCGGCTGGATAAGGCTTTGCAGGGTCAGCGCGACGATGAGGCGGCGCACGACGGGGCGCAGGCGGTGATTAACGGCGTTAAGGACGACGGTTCGATTGATGTGGTGATTCCGTTGGGCGGCAGTACGGGCAAGGGCGGGATTTTCCAGGCGGAATCGGCTTCGCACCATTCGATGAACGGTGAGAAGGGGTTGAACTTCGACTCAATGACGACGGCGGATGTGCGGCAGGCGCAGAAAAAGCATGAGGGCGCGGGCGGGGCGACGGGGGCGGCGGGGCTGTTTCAAATCATGCCCGCGACGCTGAAAGAGGCGGTACGCAAGGGGAAAATCCCTGCGGATATGCGCTGGACGCGGCAGAATCAAATCAATGTGGTGGGCGCGTATCTGCTGTTCGACAAACGCGGCGATTCTGTCGGCGCGTATTTGAGCGGCCAAAGCGGCGACCGGCACGCGGCGCAGGAGGGGATGGCGGCGGAGTTCGCAGGCTTCAAGCGGCCTTCGGGCAAGGGCGCGTATGACGGGACGCAGGGCAACCGCGCGACGGTGTCCGCCGACGAGGTGGGCGCAGCTTTGGACAAGGCGCGGGAAGCCTACCGCCAAGCCCTGCCGCGCGGGCGCGAGGTGGCGCAGGCAGCGGCGGCGCACGCGCTGGTATCGGGCGGCGGCGTACCCAAAACCTTCCGGCTGCGGGCGAAGGACGAGGCGGAAGCGGAGGCGCAGGTGGCGGCCATCAAAGACCCGCGCGAGCGGGCGGTGGCGCAGAAGGCGTTGCGCGAGGGCTATTCGCTGTTCCATGCGCGGCAGGCGCAGGAGAAGCAGGATTACGCGGCGTTCCAAAACGGCGTGCGCGAGAAGCTGGCGGCGGGCGGCAGGCTGTCGGCGTCGGACAGGGCGCAGCTGAAGCCGTCGGATGCCTACGATTTGGAACGCTACACCTGGGCGGTGCGCAACGGTAAGGAGGATGCACTGTTTCAGGAGAATCGGGATGATTTCCTTGCTTATAAGGTGCGGCCGGAATTGCTGTCCAAGATGAGCGAGGCGGAAATTCTTGCTTTGGAAACCAAGTTCGGTGCAACAAAAACGGCGCAGCTTTTGGAAGACTGGAAGAAGATGGCGGAAGCGAAGGAAAAAGGTGTGAAGGCGCAGCCGCAGGTAAAGGCGGCTGTGGTGAACGATATTGCGCGGCTGTACAAAGTCGACCGCAAAGACGACCCCGAACGCTATCACGCGCTGGCCGACAATGTGCAATGGCTCAACAACGGCCTGCGGGTAAAACTGGGGCGCGAGCCGTCGGCGGAAGAGTTATTGGCGGCTGCCAAGAAAATGCAGGCGGAAGACGAATTGAAGATTAAAGACGGCTGGTTTTGGGACGACACAGAGAAAGAATTAAGGATGACCAAGGCGGAAAAACGGGCGGCGGAATATTGGAAAAACAAGGAGGCAGGAAAATGAGTTTGCGCGAATCGATAGAAAGAATTGAAGAATATGACCGCCACCGGCAGTTTCTTATCGCCCAATCCGAACGCAGCGCGGGCGTATCGCCCGATGGGGCCGGCAACCCATTTATCCGCGAATCGGTAGATAGGATGTTCAGAGAACAGACCGAAGAGGAACGAATGGCGGAGCAAAGACGGCGGGAGAGAAAAGAAATAACCGGCGGCCTGATCGTCATCGCCCTATCCGCCGCATACCTGTTTTGGATACGCAGAATCCTCAAAAGCAAAACCGCCAAATCCGTACCCAGGGAAATCTTCCGCGACGCGGCAACCGTAGCCGGTCTGTTGCTCGCTCTGGCACTGCTCTCGGAAATGGTTTACGGCAGCAGCGGTTTCCGCGCCGGACACTTCCGCAGCGCAATGTTTATCGCCGTATCCAGCGCGGTACTGCCATACCTGTGCATGATGTATCTCGCCGACGGTTACCGCCGCCCCTATCTGTGGCGGGCAAAAATACTCTATCCGCAAACCGCCGCCATACTGGCCTATTGGTTTATGCTGTATGCGGCAAACATCGCCGACGGCGAAGGCAGCGGCAACGTCATGGCATCATTGTTCGGCCTACTCCTCTCAACCGCATTCTGCATTGCTCTCAAAACCAAATTTTCAACAAAGGAGAATTAAGATATGGGAAACAGAAAAGCAGGAGATTTCAAAACATTCAAAGAATTTATCCGCGCAAGACAATGTCAGGTTTCAGATTTTTATGACGTTCGTTATCCGCTTGGTTTGCGGCAGGGTTTTTCTTATGGGTTTAGGCAGTGCAAAAAAGATATGTTGTCGAATGGAGGGATGTTGCTTGTTATCCCTGTCTTTGCTGTGATAGGAGCATTATTGGCGGCCATTTATTTCACGATAAAATATTATTGGGATAGGAGTGGCGGATTTTTCGACTATCTTGCGGCTTTCTTGGTTTTGTTTGTTGCCATGTCCTTTAAGTCGCTGTTTTTCATTTTCTCTGTTGCATGGCTGCACATTATTCCGAATATTTATTTGTCAGAAGCGCATTATGCTGATGCAAAGAGCAGGTACTTTTGGGCGAGGGGTAAAAAATATTGCGATTTATGTGTCAATTTATATCACAGGGTAAAGGCTGTTGCGGTTATTGTGCTGCTTGTTTTCGCTTCTCTGGCATTTTATGAGGCTATGACTGATCTGTTTACCCATATGCATCCGTCTGTTGCAAAGTCGATAGATTTTTCATTTGGCAATGATTACTGATTGCTCTTAGAATTGGAAAGGCCGTCTGAATTTCAAACGGCCTTTTCTGTCGCCATCCCAAACACATCAATCGCACCGCCGCCCTAAAAAAGGGCGGTTTTTATTGTCTGTGGTTTCCGTCTTAATTTTGTTTTCTTGCAAAACAAGTAATTACATAAAAATCATACTTAAATAGTACTATTGTACTTTACAAGGATTAAGTACAATAGTACTATACACCCATCGAAACAAAACAACCAAGGAAACGGGAGACAGCCAATGTACCCCTACATCGAAAACCCAGCCGTCGCACGGGCGATGGCAGATAACGAAAGAAGACAGGCGGAATCTGACGCGGCGGAAGCGCAAAGAGAAGCCGACAAAGAAGAAGCCGCATGCCGTAGGAAATACTACGGGGACGAAATTATTAAAGCATGGGTAACGTGCGACGACTTAGGCCAAGAGGATTACGAAAAATCCGACCAGTCAGACTTTAACGATTTTGTGCATAACTATCAGATTTACGACCTAAAAATGAAAAACCCGCTGGATTTAGGTATCACCATGCCGACGTTTCAGGAATACCAAGCCATGAAAACAGCGATGGCCGCATAAGGCGGCATCGGCCTAAATACGGTTTGCATACTAGGCGCAATATGCTACCCCCGGGCGCGGGGGAGTGCCGCAAGACGCAGGCGGCAGGCAGAGACAGGGGGATTCGCCACCCCTCCGTATTTAGACCAATGCCACTTTGGGCAGATTTAAACAGGAGTATTAAAAATGGCAAGTTTTATTAAAACACTGACGGACATCGGTTTGTCCGTAGAGCTTGACGAAAAGTTGACGGAGGTTGTGCGGGCGGCGGAGATGACCGGCAAAGTCGGCAGCATTACCGTGCAACTCAAAATCAAAACAAAGGGCAATAGCGGTCAGGTTGAATTAACCCCTGTCGTTAAAGCCGCAGTACCCGAACACGAACGCGGCAGCGCGATTCTGTTCGCAACGCCGGAGGGGAATTTGCAACTCAACGACCCACGGCAACCCGATCTTCCGTTGAAGCAGGTTGAAAAACAGGCGGAAGCTAAATTGAAAATCGTAGGAGCAAATTAATGAACGAAGTCAAAACAAACAATGCGCAAACAATATCCGAACTTGCGGTAGCCGCAACAGAGGTGCGGAATATTGACGGACACCCATTCGTTTTTGTGTGCAAAGGCCAAAAAATCGAAAGTATCGAGCACCTGCTGCAAACGCCTAAACGCAAAAGCGGAACAATCGAACTGCAAGATCAATCAGGTTTTACCGCCTATTTCAAACGGCATCAAAACCCGTCAGCGAACATTTATGCCGACCGCAAAAACGTCAAATTCACAGCCGTTTTCAACGACGATACGGCGGAAGCGGCAGGGTGGAAAGACCATAAGGCCGTCTACAACGTCATCTTTTCCAGAGAGTGGCTGGAATGGGAAAGAAACGACAAAGTGAGAATGAGTCAGGCCGAATTTGCCGCATTTATCGAACGGAACCTGCCCGACATCCGAGAGCCGAACAGTGCCGACATGATGGAAATTGCCTCGACGCTTGAAGCATCGAAAAAGGCCAGCTTCTCCAGCGGGGTACGCCTCAGTAACGGCAGCAACCAATTCAGCTACGAGGAAGACATCCGGGGAACGGTTAAAAACGGCCGTATCGAAATTCCCGAATCCTTCACGCTTGGACTGCCCGCTTTCCTGAACGGCCAGCATTACGAGATGAAAGCCCGCCTGCGTTACCGAATCAACAAAGAAAACCAGCTTGAGATGTGGTACGAGCGTGTTCGTCCGCAGGACATCATCGAAGATGCCTTCAACCAAGCATTTGCCGAAATCGAATCGGCCACCGGCGCAGAAATTATTAACGCCAATATTTAACGGCAATTCCGCCCTTCGGGGCGGAAACAAAAAAACGGAAATTTTTTTACAACCGCAAAAAAACGTAACAAAGAAACGTCATATTTTTGACACAAACACTTATCGGACAGGGCGCGGCAGCTTTAATCCCATGGCTGGACGGGGAATTTCTCTCACCCCATCCGCGCCCTGCCCCATAAATGTTTGAACAAAGGAAACGGAAATGAATAAGGCAATAAATTGGATATTGTTTACCGCAGTACTGGCCGTGCTGGCCGTCTACGGCGGCTGCGAGGCGCAACCCGCGAAAACCCCGCCGCCCGCATGGGACGCCGCAAAAACGCGGCAGGAAGTGGAAGCGGAAGTCGCATGGATGAAGCGCATGAACGCCGTGGAGGCAGAACAAGCGGCACGGGAGGCCGAAGCAATCAAAGCGGTTGAGGAAGCCGACCGCACCGATTGGCATCCGCCCTACGAACCTATCGGAGACTGAAATGAAATACGAAATTTTAAAAGACGAATTTATAGAGTTTGATGACCGAAAATTGTACCGAATCAAAGCATTAAAGGATTTTCACAATGTAAAAGAGGGTGAGTTTGGCGGTTATATTGAGTCCGAGAGAAACCTCTCGCACGAAGGCGACGCATGGGTATACAGCAACGCACAAGTATCCGGCGACGCACGGGTGTACGGCAACGCACAAGTATCCGGCGACGCACGGGTATCCGGCGACGCATGGGTATGCGGCGACGCACAGGTATGCGGCGACGCATGGGTATGCGGCGACGCACAGGTATGCGGCGACGCATGGGTATCCGGCAATGCACGGGTATCAGACAACGCACGGGTATGCGGCAATGCACGGGTATACAGCGACGCACGGGTATGCGGCAATGCACGGGTATACAGCGACGCACGGGTATGCGGCGACGCATGGGTATCAGGCAGTAATGCCGTTGTGTGGTTTTCCAATGTCGGCACTGAAAACGGCACTTTGACAGTTTATTGCGGCAAAAACGGGCTGATAGCCACACGCGGTTGCTTCACCGGCAGCGTGGAAGAGTTTTTAGCCAAATCCGCGGAAGTGCACGATGAGAAAACCAAACGCGAATATGAATTATTAATAGAGGTCGCCCGCAGCCGGCTGGAAGAAGCGCAAGGCAATATAGGGTCGGAGTAACGCTATGCCCGAAATTTTAAAACCCGCCTACTGGCATAAATACCCATGACCGTTTCAGACGGCCTGAAAAAAGGAAACCGAAATGAGCAACACGCAATTAACCACCCTGTCAGACCAACTCGCAGCACAATTTAATTTAGGCAGCGGCGAAGGACTACTGGACACACTAAAGCGCACCGCCTTTAAAGGCAACGTAACGGACGATCAAATGGCCGCGCTGCTGATTGTGGCCAACCAATACCGCCTAAATCCATGGACGAGCGAAATCTACGCTTTCCCAAGCCAAGGCGGCATCGTTCCCGTAGTCGGCGTGGACGGTTGGGCGCGCATCATCAACGGCAATACCCAATTTGACGGTATGGACTTCGAGCAGGACGCAGAAAGCTGCACCTGCCGCATCTACCGCAAAGACCGCACCCACCCCGTAAGCGTTACCGAATACATGGACGAATGTAAACGCAACACCGCACCGTGGAAATCCCACCCGCGCCGGATGCTGCGCCACAAAGCCATGATACAGGCCGCCCGCTTGGCCTTCGGCTTTGCCGGTATTTATGACGAGGACGAAGCCGAACGCATCAAAGATGCCAAAGACCACGCCCCTGCCAATGCCGCCAGCCCGTTTGCCGGAGAACGCGACAACCCCGACCGTAACGACCTACTGAAAACCGCCGAAGCTGTGGCTATCCGCGGCTTGGATGAATACAAAGGCTGGTGGTTTGGCATCAGTGCGGAAGAGCGCAAAATCATCGGCATGGACGAGCACGAACGGCTGAAAGCCATCGCCATGCAAACCATCCAAGCCGAGCCGGAAACCGCAGAGGAAACGCAATCATGAGCGAACAGCGCACCCCCGAATGGTTCGCCGAACGCCTAGGCAAGATTACCGCCAGCCGTATAGCTGACGTAGTGGGTAAAACCAAATCCGGCAGCTACGGCGCGGCGCGTAAAAACTACATGGCCGAACTGCTATGCCAGCGGCTGACCGGACAACAGGAAGAAAAATTCACTTCCGCCGCCATGCAACACGGCACAGATACCGAACCGGCGGCCCGTGCCATGTACATGCTAGAGACCGGCGCGGACGTAACCGAAACAGGTTTTATACCCCATCCGTCTATTGCTATGAGCGGTGCATCCCCTGACGGCCTAGTCGGCGAAGACGGGCTGATTGAAATCAAATGCCCCAACACTGCAACACACTTGGAATTTTTGCAGAACCGCAAACCCAAACACGAGTATCTGCTACAGATGCAATGGCAAATGGCCTGTACCGGGCGGCAATGGTGCGACTTTGTCAGCTATGACGACAGGCTACCTGAAAAGCTGGCTTATCGCTGCATCCGCATTCCGCGTGATAACAAGCTGATTGCCGAACTGGAAGAGGAAGCCGTCAAATTTTTAACCGAACTGGACGAAACCGTCCGTCAACTGAAGGAACAAGCAGCATGAGCCTGAACAAAGCCATCCTAATCGGCCGCCTAGGCCGCGACCCCGAAGTGCGCTACATGCCCAACGGCGAGGCCGTCTGCAACTTTTCCATTGCCACCAGCGAAACATGGAACGACCGCCAAACCGGACAGCGTCAGGAACGCACCGAATGGCACAACATCACCCTCTACCGCCGCTTGGCCGAAGTGGCGGGGCAATACCTGAAAAAAGGCAGCCTCGTTTACATCGAAGGCCGTATCCAAAGCCGCAAATACACCGGCAAAGACGGCATCGAGCGCACCGCCTACGAAATCATCGGCAACGAAATGAAGATGCTGGGCGGCAAGGCGGAAGGCAGTTCGGAAAGCGCAAACACAGCCGAACCACCCGCGCCACCGCGCCGTCAGGTTCCCGCCGCACCCGCGCAACCCGTAGACGATATTAATGATGACGTCCCGTTCTGAGTCTAGGATATAAAAATGACTACTTATATTTTCAAAATCAGTACAACTGACAAAAAGATGAAAGTTGAGTACCCAACAAAATTTGACAACTATCCCGCTCAAAACTTCACGGAATTAGTTGCCTTATGTGCGGCCGTACTAACTTCTTCATTTCTAAAAGAAATTAGTGCCAATATCGAAAGTGACCCAAAAGGGTTCTTAGATTCCGCGCTTTCGATAATGAAGAAAGTAAATGAAGAATTTAAAACTGATGACGAAGTACAGCCCTAGGAGCAATCATGACACAGCAATTTAAATTCGGCGACCGCGTGCGCTACAAGTCGCCAGAAAGCAAATTAAGAGGCTTTGTAGCTTCCACCCGCAATCGTGGCCAAAACAAAATTATCGTAGCCTTCGAAGGAGAGGATTGGTTACATCACTGTTCCGGCGAAAACTTGGAGCTTATCCCCCACCCCGACACCGTTCGCCTCGACTGGCTGGCCGACCCCGCAAACAAAATCGGCAACGTCATGCTTCCCACAAAATGCGTGGAGCAGCACCTCGACAGCATGAGGGATGCAATCGACGCGGCCATGCGCATACAGGCAGCGGAGGCCGTCTGAAAATGCAATCCATCCTAGACCCATGCTGTGGCAGCCGCATGATGTGGTTTGATAAGCAGGACCAACGTTGCCTATTTGGCGACCTGCGCACCGAAAGCCACTATCTGAAAGACCGTGGCAACCTGCGTCACCTCGAAATCCACCCGGACGTGCGGCTAGACTTTACCGCACTGCCATTTGCCGACGACAGCTTTAATTTGGTGGTTTTCGACCCGCCGCACCTTGTACGGGCCGGAAAAAAATCATGGTTGGCCAAAAAATACGGCCGGCTTACTCAAGACTGGCGCGACGACCTCAGCAAAGGCTTCGCAGAATGTTTCCGCGTGCTCAAACCCGGCGGCGTGCTGATTTTTAAGTGGAACGAAGACCAAATCAAAGTACCGCAGATTTTGACACTTACCCCGAACAAACCCCTGTTCGGGCATCCCACCGGCCGCCACGGCAGAACGCATTGGTTTACCTTCATGAAGGAGGCTACCTGAAATGCGCTATGGCAGCCTGTGCAGCGGCATTGAAGCCGCATCCGTGGCGTGGGAACCGTTGGGCTGGCAGCCCGCATGGTTTGCCGAAATAGAGCCGTTCCCCTGCGCCGTCTTGCAGCACCATTGGCCGCATATCCCCAACCACGGCGATATGACGCATTTGGTCGGCAAAATACTCAACGGCAGCGTTGAAGCCCCGGATGTTTTGGTCGGCGGCACGCCCTGCCAAGCCTTTTCCGTTGCCGGATTGCGCGGCAGTTTGGACGACGAGCGCGGCAATTTAACCCTTACCTTAATCAGGATTTTAGATGCAATTGACTTTATTCGCACCCGAAACGGACAGCCGCCCTGCATCCTCGTCTGGGAAAACGTGCCGGGCGTACTCAATACTAAAGACAACGCCTTCGGATGCTTTTTGGGCGGATTGGCCGGAGAAGATATGCCGCTTGAACCGGCAGGGCAAAAATGGACGAACGCAGGTTATGTGCTTGGACACAAACGCCGCATCGCGTGGCGCATCCTTGACGCGCAATATTTCGGAGTGGCCCAACGCCGCCGTCGCGTCTTCCTTGTCGCAAGTGCTGGAAGCGAAGACCCCGCAGAAATACTTTTTGAGCGGCAGGGCGAAGCAGGGGATTTTGGAGCGGGCGCGGAAACGCGGGAAGACCCTGCCGCCTTTATTGAAGGCAGCTTTGGCGCATACCGTCAATCCGCCAGCGGCGGGACGTTGCAGGGCGGCAGCGAAACCCTGATTGTCGTGCACGGCAGACAAGACCCCTGCACCTCCGACCAGGCATTTACATTGGACTGCCAGCACAACGGCAATACCAACGTTGTCTGCATCCACGGCAACACCATAGGCAGGCAGCTTCATAACGGCGGCAACGGCACGGGCGCGATACAGGACGGCACAAGCTACACACTGACCGCAACTGACAGGCACGCCGTTTCAGACGGCTTGCAGCTGCGCCGCCTAACCCCAACCGAATGCGAACGCCTGCAAGGCTTCCCCGATAACCACACGCAAATCCCGTGGCGCGGCAAACCCGCCGCCGACTGCCCGGATAGCCTGCGCTACAAAGCAATCGGCAACAGTATGGCCGTTCCCGTGATGCGTTGGATAGGCAAGCGCATCAAGCAAGTAAACCAAATCAAGGAGTAATCATGACCACAACATTTACCCAAATCCGTGAATGGGCAGAAGCCCGCAACCTTATCGCAGGCAGCGATAGCTTCCGACAGCTTGCGAAACTCATAGAAGAGACTGGCGAACTAGCCGCCGATATTTCCCGTGGCCGCCCGCGCCGCCGTATCGCTGACAGCATCGGCGATTGTGTAGTCGTGCTGACTATCCTGGCCACACAGAACGGCTTGCGGGTAGAAGATTGTATTGCCCAAGCCTATGACGAAATCAAAGAGCGGCGCGGAGTAATGAAAGATGGCGTGTTTGTGAAAGAGGAAGATGTGCAATGACACCTGAAAGAATCGAACAAGAGCGCAAGGCGTTTGAGGAGTGGTACGCAAGCACTTATTTACCAACCCCGGTACACGGACGAACATTTAATAAATACCCAACCGGCGTTTATTGCTTACAACACGTTCAAGATGCGTGGCAGGCATGGCAAGCCCGCGCCACACAATCCGAATGGATAAGCGTGGAGGAGAGGCTGCCTAAAATCAACACCTATGTATTAGCTGTAACCCATCGCGGACTGGTTATCAGCGACCGCGTATGTGATTACGGTAGAGGCAAGGAGTGGGTTAGTGGTCATAGTGATAATCCAATAACCCACTGGCAACCGCTACCCGAGCCACCCACTACAACCCGCGCCGCGTAATGCGCTTTAATTTTTGGAGATTGAA